ATACAAAAATATGTTTTTTAGGTTTAAAAGGATTCCAGCCCATAAATAAAAAAGGGAGCCTAAGCCCCCTTCCTCCATTAAGTATTGTTAGGGTAACGTTATCGGTATGCCTAAACTATCCGCTAACGATTTAGCTGCTTCATTGAAGTTAGTATCGGATAAAGCTTCAGGTACTGCAACACCAGAATCTGTAGATTTACGTACAGTCCATGTATTTATATGAACGTTCTGCATAAATTTAATTAAGTCAGCATTCTTATACGAGGCTATCTGTTGGTCAAATAGTTCAATCTGTTTCCCTACTGAACCAGTAACAGGGCTACCGTTGATACGTGTATTAGCAGTTGCAGCATGAGCCTGTTCAGCTTGTTCATCTAACAATAATTTACGAGCAGGTAATATATACTGTAAATTATATTGTTCTTGGTCTGCTGAATAACCACTAGCTATTGATTGATTCAAAGCTGTAGTTTCACCGTGTTTAGCAATTACTTCATTGTGGCGACTTATCTCACATTGAATTGCTAAGTTAACGGCTTGGGCTCTAGCTGCACCTACTTGTTCACTTAACAGTAATTGCTGTAATGCCATATTTTGTGCATTAAGTTTTGCTGTATAGGTATCGTAAGTAGCACGTTGACTCTGCAATGCAAAGTTTAAGGATTGTTCGAGTATATTAGGTGTAACTCTAGCTAATACATCAGCTATCGCATCATTAGTAATATACCCGTTATCAGCAATCTCTTTAAGTGAATCAGATACAGTTTTAAACAATACAGGGAATATACCATCATCACTGACAATTGCATCTGCTGTAACATTATTCACATCAGGTAAATTATCAGTTAAACCACTAAGGTCTGTATTAACCCCTTCTGCTAATAATTTAGCCCCTTCGACTACATCACTTAATTCTGTTTTTTCTGTATCACTTAGAGCCATGATAATTAATCCTTACCTTGACTTGCTTGACGTTGAGCAATTTTATTTAGCTCTTTTTCAGTCAACATTGGGAGCACTTCAATTGAATACTCTTTAGGGTTCATATCCACTACTTTAGTGGTTTTGTTATTTTGATTGGTTACTTTTGGTGAATAGAATGTTTTATCGCGCATTAACTCATAAAGAGCATAAGGCACCATATAGCCTTGTTGGCTCGCTTCATCAAATGGGATAAATTTAGTTACACGACCTATGATAGAATTACCTGTAGTTAGGTATTCACCCGGCCACTTAGCTTTTTGTGGATTAAGGTTTGTGTATTTAATACGGATTAAACGATTAGCAGATTTTTTCAATACTTGTTGTTTAACGTGCTTAGGCGTTTTAGCTAATGCCTGTGATAATTCTAATGGCGCTAATTTACCATCATCAGCCGAACCACTAATTGCAAGTAGTTTTAATGCATCACTTGCTTTAACTGGTTTAATATTAATTGAAGTTTTTTTACTTACTTCAAGGGTAACATCATTAAGCTGGCTCGTTAAATCTACTTCAGTTTGTACAAAACTATCATCAAGTTCATCGTCATCTAACAATGTATTTTCAGTATCATCTTCATCTAAATCAGCAAGGTCATCTTCAAATTCGCCTTCTTCTGATTCATTTTCATCTTCTAATTCTTCTTCAAAATCTTCTTCAGATTCCGCACTACCTTCATCATTAAGGGTAGCTTTAACTTTAGCACGTAATGCATCTAGGCCAATGTTTGGAGATACGCGTTCGCCCATACGTTCTAGTCGGGCTTTAAGTAAATCAAATTCTTGTTGCTCTACGGCAGATAACTTCTTAGCCATGTTAAACACTCCTAAATAGAATAAAAAAAAGGCAGAGGTAATCCCCTGCCTTTTATAATAACTTATGGTTTACTGTTTAGCCAATGTTTTAATTAAAGCAATACGCCAAGGTCGTTTACACAGGAAGCCATACCACCATGACATAGACATAAACCCGATTTTACCATAAGGGTTTAGTAAGTCAGCGGAAGCTACTCCCGGCATTTTAGTAATAGAGGTAAATTTATCACTGCGACCATTTTCAAAAAACGAAAGGGTAACAAATGAGTCATCACCAATTACTAACATAGGGTAAATATCGTATTTATCATCCGTTTCACGATAACCACCATTGTTAACTACTGCTGCACCTGCACCAGCCCAATAAAGCATATTGGTAGGAACCAATAAACGGAACTGGTCAATACTACCTACTTCATTGTCTAAAATGCTTGTAGCATCTGCATATTTAGATGTTGGTACAAATGCTTCATTACCAAACGTGTCTTTCATTTCACGAATAGTACGAGTTAAATCTGTTGGGATATACATTAAACGACCGTCACGAATAGTACGTGTATCAGTCATGCGGGAACCAGCAACAATTTTAGTTTGCTTAGGTGTACGGTTTTCATCGAGAATTGTATTTAGATTCATTAAATCTATGTAATTAACGATTGAAGCAGTAGCACCAGTTTCCCCAGTCATTGAAGCATTACTTGTAGCTTCACCAGTAAATAAAATAGTACCAGCAGCAGCAAGTAAATCTTTTTGTAAAACTGTTTCGTAAATTTGTAGAGCTGCTTCCATTGCAGAATCTGTCAAATAACTAAACAAGTCAGCTTCAGTATCAAAGTTTAGTGAATCGCTACTAAACTCTAGGAAGAAACCATAGTCTTGAATTGTACCGGATACTTTTAGACGGGTAACACCTACACGGTTAACACGTCCACCTTCTTCAGATAGTAAAGGTAACTTATCAGTAATAGTACCGATATCGCGAGAACTACCCCACATATTACCATTAGCGTATGTTGCACCAGCAGCATTAATACCTTGGTCGTTTTGGTTACGGTCATCTAGAATTGGGAAATGCAAATAAGCTTCAATAGACTTACCGAAGTTACTTGGAATTTCTTTAGTTGAAGTTTGACGGGAAAAAACAATATCTGGTGCATGTTCGATAATCGCCTTACGCCAGTATGCTTTTTCATTTATTTGGCCTGAACCAGCGCCATCAACGCTGGATTGTGTACCACCAGCAGGGTCATTATACAGAATTGTCATTATTGCTTTTTCCTTAATATTAAGTTAGCGGTTTCAGTATAACTTATATTGAATTAAGTTTACCAAAGTTTTTTAGAAAATCTTCATCACTTAAACTATCTATCTCTTTATTTGTTATTGGTTGAGGTTTAGTAGATTTACTATTTACTACTGCCTTAGCCTTTTTAGCTTGGGTGTTAGGTACTACTGTATCTGTTTTACCTTTAGCAGTCTTTACAACTACTTTATCTTTTAAGTTATTTGCGGGTGTATCTTCTTTAGCTTTATTTGTAGCTGGTACTTGTTGTTTAGTACTATCACGCAAAGCTGTACCTACATGTAAATACGCTTCAAGAATAGGTGTATCCGGTGTAATTTCACCAATAGCTTTTAACCGTGTGACTTCCGTCATAATCTTATCGTAAACACCACTTTGTTTTTGTGTAGATAAAGCAGTTAAAATAGTTGGGTCAGAAATAAGTTGATTAACACTAGGCTCATCAAAGTTATTCGCATCAATTAAAATAGCTTTACCATAATCAGTAGTATTTAAATCGTCTACGATTGTATTAAACCGTTCTTGTTTATCTGATTGCTGGTAGTTATTAGGTACATAATCAGAATCTTCATCAATATCTAAACTATGTACATCAATTTGTTTATTTTTAATAAAACTAGCTAAAGCTTTAGGATTACCTTTAAAGATATCAATTAATAATGCAACATCTTTATTATCAGTAATACCTTGACTCTCTAAAGCTGCCCCAAGTTTACGTTGAGCTTTAGTACTATCAAAACGTTGTTGGTATGACGACATATTCTTTAAAGCTTGAACCAACTCAGTTGGGGAGTTGAATACTACATTAGTACCATTAATTGTAATAGGGGTTTTTAAAATATTATCCCATTCAGTATTGGTAGTAACAGTAGTTTCACTATCATCAGTTTCCGATTCTTCATCTGAATTATCTTCATCTGTACCAGATTCAGATTCAGACTCAGTATCTTCAACTTCTGTAGTAGTTTCTTCTTCAGTAGTTTCTGTTGTATCTTCTGTAGTAGTAGTTTCTACATTATCTACAGTAGGGTCATTATCCATAACAGCTACTGAAGGGAAACTTGCCATAAACGCTGCATCATCAGCTTGCATCATTTCGGTAATATCCATAATAATTCCTCTATTAAATTGCTAAAAAAATAAAGGGTAGCTAGTTTGCTACCCATTTAAAATTAATTAATAACCACCATCACCTACTTCGTCTTCACCATGCATAAGCAGGTTTTCATCAGTATCGCCATTAAGCGCAGCAATATCAATATTTGCTTGAACTATAGATTGGTTAGCACTATTAGCTTTGCGTTCTATACTATCGAAGAATGACTCTAAAGTAGCTTTAGCATGTAAATCACGTACAAGGTTTTCACGTACTTCTGCTTGTGTTTGGTTTGGATTATGTAATTTATGTGAGCCAAGTAATGAAGCAATACGTAGCATTTCATTTCGTAAAAATAATTCACCAACTACCAATTGAAAGTCACGATTATTTTTTAAACGTTCCAGTGCTGCACCATTTTCCATATCTACATGAGCTTGTTTAATAGTGTCTTGAGCTACTGTTAATGAATTTGTTTTATATGACATATCTAATTTACTCCGTTAAGTTCTGTATTTGTTGGCTCAACATATTGTAACCAACAGCATCATTAATATTACTAGCACTCTCAGGGTTTTCAAACATATTACGTTTTAAGATACCCTTAGTAATTTCAAGATTCTGGTTAGCCTGAGCTTGGGCTCTTTGGCGTTGTAGTTCTCTTTGATGAGCTACACCTGTACCTTGTTCCAAGTAGTTTAAATCAGAAATTTTAGTTTTACTACCCTCGGCTACTGCTTTAGCTTGATTTAGTATTGCCCTTGATTCATTTTCTCTTACTTCTGATTCTAATTTAGCCACTACCAAGGCATCAGCTTGTGATGGGGCTGGTGGTTCCATGTTCATTAAACTGTGAGCCAATTCAGGTAAACGTTCTAATCTGGCGTACTCTGCCATTACCCGCTTAGTAACATCGAATGGTAAAGTATTACCCATAGTCTGTAGGATAAATGCAATCCGGCTTGCTTTTTGTTGGTCTATTTCTCTACTAGAAATATTAAGAGTTATATCAAAATTACCCTTTAATCTATCCTTAGCTACAGGTACATATTCATCATTAGTAACACGTACTACTTTATCTTCAGATAAGAATACTTGGTTCATTGCTAATATCTTTTCACCAATATCTACAATGAATTTCTTATATCTGCGTAATATACCCATTTTACGTTGAGCCGCAGAATTAGTAACAGGGCTAACTCCCGCAGCTACTTGTCCGTAAGCTTCCCCAGACAATCCAGTAGTGCCAAATGATTTAACACCAGTTAGTGACTCAGCATCCATCTGTTGCCACTGTATAACGTTTAAAGCGCTCACAGGTACTTCACTAAACTTGCTTGTAACTATTTGAGAATTAGGGTCGCCATTAGGATTAAACATATAATCCTGACCATTACTAAAGCGACCAAAGTTAGTCTCATCTAATAAGCCATTAGCTACGCCACGTTGACCATTAGCAGCTTTAGCTAATAAATCAACAATACCACGAGTAATTGCACCTACTGTATGTTGATTATCTTCAATTAATGGTGCATCAGATTCGCCATCATACTCACCAACTATAGGACGATATTTAGCTGAGCAAAATGGTAACTTTTTATCTGGATATGGGTTTTCTTCTAATCTAATTAAAGTATCACCTATCCATGCAGCTACAATAGGCTCTAATAAACCATCACCATCAATATCATAAAAGCCCCAATACTCATAAACGATAGCTTGTTTACGTGCTTCATCATTAAATCTAAATGTAGTACTACTGTTATCACTAGCACCAGCTCTAGTAAAATTAGTATCTGTAGTTAATCCTGAATCTTCCCAATTTACTTTATCTAAATTTTCATATAAACCTGAAGCAACTAAATCAGCTTTACTTTCTAAAAATAAATAAATAGCAAACTTAGCATCATCAATAAGACCATCACAAGTAGGGTCTAAATATAAATTAGCTTGGTTAATTACTGATACTGTAGGAGCCTCATAAACTAACTCTTCTACTTCTTCTTTAATAGTTTGAGCCAACTGAGCAATAACTACTTGTCCATAGATATCGTAATATTCTACTGCTGCTATAATGTCATCACGTAATTGGTTATATAAATATGGATTACCTTCACGCAATTCTAAAGCTCTAATTAATATCTCTTGTTGTAGAGCCATTTCATTAGGGTCATTAGATAATACATATTGCCATAAAGGTACATCTTTAATTACTTTACGTGTTTCTTGGCACCAGCCAACTCTAGCAAATACTACACCCTCATCAACAAATTTACGGGTACTTGTATCAATAAATACTTGTTTATCTATTTGATGATTAAATTGCCAATTAAGTAAAGTTTCATTTTGTACTGCGTTATCTTTATCTTCCCACGAAGTAGCAGCAGCACTAAATAATTTTTCATCATCTTCTAAAAATGGTTCACTAAGTTCTGTGTAACGCCACTCAGCATTACGTTTAATTAGTTTAGGTTTAACATTAGATTTACCTTTACGCTTAGTAACACTATGCGAACCAGTAGCATTTAATGCATCGGTTTGTGACTTAGCTCTACCTACACGACTATCGTGCTCAGTCTTAGATTGATTAAAGTCATACTTTAAATCTAGTAGTGTTGGAGTATTAGTCCAGTTACTTTTTTTCATATGTAGCCCCTGAACGTTTAGTATCATTAGCTTCCAATTTTTCAATACGATAGATTAGCATATCAATTTTACTATTAGTTCTATCCTGTTCTCTACTACTCAATTCTCGTTCTTTATTTAATGACTCAATTGTAACTGCTAATTGGTCAGTAACCCTTATAAGACTTTCCATAGTATAGTTCATACGTACAGAACTATAGACAATAGGTATTAAAGCAGCAAGAATCCAAGTAATTGATATGCGAGTATTTAATACCACCTTAGCATCAGTTGGGTCATTATTAGCCATGCAGTCTATCCTTACATTTTTGGGTGATTTATTATTAATGCTGGATACCATATATCCCAAATGTTATGCACATAACCAACAGTTTCTTTTGCATTCTTAGAACCTGTTACTTTAGCTAAACAAGGTGGGACTATATCCTGATATTCGGATAGATTATTACATAGTTTTTGGGCTTTTAATATATTTCCTCCACCAGCATTATAGTTAGCTAGCGCAAGTTTATATCGACTTTCTTGTGTTCTGTTACTCCCCCAAAACTTATACTGTTGCTGCATATATAATGCCGCTGCTAGAATATTTGCTTGGGATTCCCAGACTGAGCCATCTACTTGAGGGTAACGTTTCTGTAGGTCTTTATAGGTGAGTGGCATAAATTGGCACAATCCTTGTGCCCCAGCAGGAGATTCAGCACCTAATATTAACCGAGATTCTTGATAGCATTGAGCTTTAAGTAAACGCCAATCAGGAATAGGTAATAGGTACTGAACCGCCTTAAACTCTTTATCAAAAGTATCAGGAAATACTTGCCATGAATACCCCAATGGACACCATACCAGCGCAGACCAAAGCGCCAAGTATCGTAGAACTAATGAGCACCGTGTAAAATAGTAATTGATAGTTAGGATTTGCATTTCTTGCTTCGCCTCCAAATTCTGTTCTATGGGTTTTAATTAACCATGACCAGAATAGCACATTAAGAATAGCAACTGCTAAAGCTAATGTGATGACGACAACTAAATACCATAGTGATTGCTTAGTAACTAGTTCCAACAAAGCTTGCTGTAAAGCAAATTGGTGGTCTAATACTTTTAGGTTTTGTGTTAAAAATTCATTCATTACTATCACCTTAACTAATATTAAAATACATATATTTATGGATAAACTACAGCAGTAAGTTCACCCGCATCACTAACACTTATTTTCCAATTAGTACCGTTAGGAGATTTAATTACAATAAGACTATCATACATCTCATGAGCTATCTCAATACGACTATAGCTCTCTATATTAGGTACTATACCTGCATCAATAGTATATGGAAACAATTCTGAACCAGTATAACGCCATAATTTATAATCTGAGTTTAATACCCAATCATCGCTACTTTGAACAACACAACCCTCTAAAAAATTACCTACTACATTATAACCTTCAGCTTGATACTGTTTTATAATATCACTAAGTAATTTAATTTGAGTATCTATACCATCACTTACACCAAACACTTTAACAAATTCTGAGCCACCAGCATCAAGAGTATTTACATATAAACCTCCGCTGATTATGCCTGATATATTTGGTGTAACTTCGATAGTAACTGTCATTGTTTCTTTAGGTAATACTGTGTAAATACCACTACCATCTGAAGCAATACCATTAACTGCTACAATCTTCATTGAACCAACAATAAGTAGTTCTTGTATTGTAATTGCTCGGATACGTGAATTGTTTACAATGCTAATAGGGTAATTAGGTGTACTATCACCAATATTACCTACATTAATTTGACTAGGATAAACGGATACACTAATACCCTTGTTATTTGCCCAACTAGATTCATTATTAAAGGTATCTGTTTGGGAGGTATCTGTATCATATTCTGTTAAATCTGGTACGTTAGTAGGCATGATTTCATTCCTTAATTGTGGTAACTAAACAAGCTTTAGGTAGTGTATCAATATAGCCCTGTAATGCTACTAATTTTGCTTCACATCTGTCTGCTCTAAGTCCGATTTCAGCAATGCCTCTTTTAGCTGAATCTGATAACTCCGCTTGTCCTTCACTGGCTCCATTGCCCAAATCGGTGGAGGTGGTAGAGTTATACAGGTTTCCGGATTTAGTGGTGGTAGTGTATTGTTTGATTCGCACCCGCAAACTATTATTATCAGCCACAACATTAGTGTAATTTTGTTCAGCAGTTTCATATAACTCCCATGCTTCTTTTTCTTTAGCTTTACTTTGATTAAGTACTGTCTGTGTATGTGTAGCTTGTAATTGTATTTTACTTATAAACTCTTCTAATTGTTTTTTCTGTTCAGTTTTTAATATTAATTCCCATTTAGTAGCTTCATTAGATACACCAAAAAAATAGGAGCTAACTACTAATAAACTACATATTGCTAATTCTATAATTAATCTATTCATAATATTTTTACCTATTTAGGTATTAACCTCCCTACTAATGTATACATACTAACTCGCTACAGGGATGCACGATAAGCATCAAAATTATACTAACCAAATAAAATACATTACGCTATAAATATTATTAAATTATAGTAATGCAAGAACCATAAATGATGATATTTGTTGGTATGAATCATTGAAGTGATAGATAAAGAAACCCCTCAATAGAGGGGCTTTTATTAGTTACTAGAATCATTTTTCTACGAGCAGTGAATACTAAAAGTTACAATTCAATTAATCGTCTTGCGAGTATCTCCCCAACTAAATTATACCCGTTAGCGGTAGGATGTATATTATCGACAGTCATGCTTCTGGGTATGTTTTCACTCTCATAGCTCCAGATATCTCGATCACTGTACGCTCTCAAATCTATCACAGCATCACCGCCTAACGTTGCAGTGAGAGTGTACTGTGCTTGCATCGTATGACCGACGGGGAAATGCCCACCATCATTAGTTAGGGTGCATGTGACAGTTAACCCGTTTACGTTATCGACTCTATAAGTATCATAAAGATCTTTAGTGCCAACCATAAAGCTTCCTTCGTTTCCATTAGCATTAATAAATGATACGTCATTTAAGATAATATCTAATTGCCCGTTCAGCGCTGGCTTTGTAAAATTACTCGTAACCCTGATGTTTAGATTACCCCACAAAGCTGATGTATTATGTCTAATATTAAGACTGTTTTGTTGGTATGTGCTTTGAATGAACCTGTCTGCCTCATCCATTGACAACCAAGGCTCTACCGTGTGCAACGCCCATGATCCAACATGACCGCCTACGATTAAATATCTGTTGTGCGGTATCATGTCAACCATCACTTTTATATCGTGTAGCATTTGGTCTTTATATGACTTGGCATATAATCTAGTAAATAGCGGGTCGTTACCGTTGCCGTTTGAGTCGGTATTTAATAGGTTGTTAGTGCCCATGAATATAATCATTGTGTTATTTAGCTGCGATGGGTTTGCAGTGTAATGCGCCACAAACCTATCTTTGATATGCTGCGAAAATTGACTACCTATCCCATAATTAGCAACAGTAACCCCAAGTTTGCTAGCAATAACCTGCTGATAAGCGCCTTCAGCGGTTATAGAGTCCCCCCATGTATCTACAGGCTTTTGGTATATCTCGCCTCTTGCTATCGGTAGGTTTAGCACTTTTACAGATGGTTCTGCAAACATGTTGATATTTTCTAGGTAAATCTTGTCCCCTACAGATGTCCCAGTGCCACTTGTAACATCGTGAATGTATAAGCCTACAGATGTCATCTGCGTAATTTGATCTGCGGTTAGGTAAGACTCTAATGAGAAATTTTGAACCTCACCAGCGACTAGATCTAAAAACACTTCATCTTTGGCAAAGTTGCCACCAGATGAAAATATATAGGTAAAAATCTTTAATCTACAGTCTACTGAGGCTGCAATTTTTGATACTACATTAATACTTTTGGTGATATTAAGGCTAACAATATTAATATCAGACCTAGCAATGTTCCAAAGTGCCCTTGTAGGTTGCCCAGCGTCTGAAACAGTTAGTTCTATCATTTTACTGTACGCAGGGAATAGTGTGTTATGTACATAGCTTGGGGTTGCACGATAGGACTCAACCCATCCAGTGCTTAATGTGCTAGCGGCAATGGAAGGTGAGCCAGTTAATATATTATCAGTAAACATGTTATTGAATGAAGTCTGTATATCTCTGTTTTCACTATCATCATTAATTGCAATAAAATCCCTAACGCTAGTATTGTTAACCTTAGGCTCTCCACGATAAACCCAAGGCGCACTTACTAAAAGTGAGCTACCAGATATTGCAGTTATAGAGCTAGGATCAACAACTCTAAATATTGCCTCAACCCTGCTTGTATCAGCCTGCGACTTAGCCCCTCGCATATTGATCGTCTTAGGCTGTCCGGCAACAAACTCGTGACTAACGGCGTCTTGTAGGATGTCTAGTTGATAAGCTTCATTATATCCATAAAGCCCGACAGTTAATATGCAGTTTACTGCCGTCTGGATGGTTATGTGGCAGTTAAAATACTGTCCAACTGGGGTTTCTAATACGTCAATATAAGAAACAGCTGCTCCTAGTGTTGTTTCTATGGTAATCGCTGGAACGCTGAATTTAACGCTTCTCTTAACTCCAGTCATCTCATACTCTCCGGCTATCTCTGCTGTAGTCCCTTGCGCAGTTCGAAAATGAATGGTGAGTATGTCAGCGGCTTTCAGCGTCATGCTTGCAAATAGCGACTCACTTTCTGAAAGAGTTGGAGCTCCCCTTAAAAATTTTAGATCACTGTCATTTGAAGACGACAACTGGTACGCCTGACTAGCCAAATCCTGCCTTGACTGAATCCACGAACCTGTGCCGCTCGCACCACTCTTGCGATAAGTGCCGTTGTTAGTTGCTATTGTGTCGTTAAGCACATACCCAACATAGCCATCATCAAAGTTTAAGTTTGCAAATAATTCTGTTTGCGTGCTGTAACCAATAACCCCTGAACCCTGCCCTGCCTCAACAGCTCTTATCCTGCTATCTTGTATAGTGTTTTGCATTTGCAATGATGATATATTTTCAGCATTTACACTAGATACAGATTCAATGTTATTGACAGATAATGAAACATCACCAATCTCATTAGTCAGCTCATTGATATCTGTTGATATAAATTCAAGAGCAGAATGTACCGTAGATGTTTTATATTTGATAGCAGCAGCAATATGCGCGCCTTCATCATTTACATCGTTAAACATACTATGTAAAAATACACTTAAACTTAACCAATCTGGATTACCTACTGGATTAGTTTCAGGAGCTACTTCTAAACTTCCTTCAGTAAAATCATGTACACCAATATAGTAAAAGTTTGATTTAGTAGTTTCATCTTTTACTAATTGATATTTATTTGTAAGTAGCCCACCCGCAGTAAATGTAAATACTGGTGGTAGTAGTGAGGAATTTTTTAGTAAATTAATACTATTTACAGTATTTGTAATATTTAAATCTTGATTAGTATTTTTAGTGTATAAGGCATCTAATGCAAGTTTTACTGAAGTTGAGCCATAACTAATACTAGTTGAGTCTGTGGCAGGGGAGATTATCCAGTTTGTACTACTTATATTTGGAGTCTCTGTGGTATTATTTAATGTTAACCAGAATTGGTTATTATATTTATATGATTCCCCTACTAATGCTGACGTAACACCCGATATAAAGTTACCTTTAAAGTTAGCAAAAGATTTAGCTATATCCGCTGCTAATTTTGCATCTTGTGCATTTTGTGCAGCATTTTGTATAGCTGTTAAGTTGGCTTCTAGCAGGCTATGTAATTCTACTAAAGTATCTACAGAACCACCTAATGCTGTTAATTCAGGTAAAGCAGCCTCTACAGCAGCAATACCCCCTAAGTTATCATATATCGTCATTAGTTTAGTTAGGAAATCACTTAAACGTACCAACTCTGGTAAACGATTATGTAATGCTAACATTGCATCAAACTTAGTACCTATCAACCGAGCAATAAGTTTGTTGTCATTATCTATAGTGTTTCCGCTAGACATGATTATTTCCATCCTTTTTCTTCAAATTGAGTTGTTATGTATTGTGTAGGTGAGTAAACAATACCAGTATTTTTTAACTCGATAATTTCATCTTTATAACGCATTAATAAGAACTGCGCTTTCTGTTGAGCCACTTGGTTTGCTTGAGTATTAGCTATAAGGTACATCAAGTATAATTGAACTGCTTCTTCTACGTAAGTAGGAATATAAATTTCTTGATTTTTTTGTGTAACATCAATGTACCCACAATGAGCCTGATAAATTACTGATAGTGCTGGCTCTGTTTCATCTACAGGTACTTCAATACAATCGTATTCAGGTAACATAACATTATGAGGACTACCAATAGTATTGATTGTGTAGTCACGACCATATTCATCACGTACTCTAAGTACCTGTACTAAGTCATCTCTAAATGGTAGTTCACGAGTATCTATTAAATATTTAGCATAGCCCGGGTCATCATTAGTTATGGCATGATGTGAACGTAAATAGTAACGGTCAATCTCTTGCCTAACTTGTATAATTACTTCACGCTGTCTTAAATTAAAATCAGTATGAATTTTACGTATAGCTCTATTTAAACATGCACCAATAACGGGATATGCCTCCTCTTTTAGCTCATAACTTTTATCTTGGGTTAAATTAAAACTACGTATATCGCTATAACGTAGAAAATCTAATAGCTCGACTAGTCGCATGATACCCGTCCTTAAACGTAGTTATCTATAGGTGAATTACTATTGTGAAGTGCCTTGATTTGATTATGCCACATTTCACGACTTGATACATTTTCTTGTTCTTCAGTCTTGTTCATACCGATATCACTAGGTTTCCATGTGTTCATATACGCAAGCATACTTATAGGGTCTAAGCAGTCGTCGTATTTGGCCTTCAGACCGTGGATTGTAGCATTGTCTAGCTCATCCATTGTCTCAAGCATTTCGTAGCTTGTACGAAGTTCTATGGGGAACCTGAATAGGTCTGCTTTGAACCAAGGTACTACCATCATAAATCGGGTAAACTTATTTGCTGGTGGGTATATACCTTCCTTAGTTGTACCTTTAGCTGAAGCAAGTACAAAATACTCTTTACGTAATTGCATTTGCTCACGTATCCAATCTAAGAATGCTCCTTGTTGACCGGATATCTCTACACCTACACTTAATACATTATATTTTTTAACCCATTTAAATACTTGTAGGATATTTTTAGACATATCCTGCTTTTTAACCATTATGTCTACTAAATACCATTTGTTCTTAGAGTTAACTGCCCAAACCATTATCACACTATAGTCATTTTTTTCATTGGCTTTAGTTGCAAAGTCAGTAGTCATAAAGAAATTATACCTATGACGCTGTGCTAATAGTTTTTCTCTTGAATACCACTTCTTATCTTTGGGTTTAATTAACCTTTCATCTACTGAAGATATTCGTAGCATCAATTCCTGATTAAATGCTATTCGTACCTCATTATCATTATCCCCCGCCTTATAGTCAGCCATCATATTTTCATAAGTAAATATTTCAGGCCAAGCAGACCTAAACTCTTCCGGTCTACAAGGGAATTTTTCAGCAGCAGGCCATACGTTTACTTCCCATGCACCAGATTCAATAGCTGAATACATTGGGTCATTTTTATTAAATGGTGTACCATTGAAAATAATCTTACGTTGTCTACGGTTTAATGCGTATTTAATACCTTTGTTTACTACGTTACGTACTTTACGCATTTGGGTTTCAGATTCAGCAATATCATCTGATATTAAATCGTCCATTACTGCTAACTTAGGTCTTACACCAAATATTTTAGTACCACGTACACCAGTACTTGCACCATACATCTTAATTCCGAATTTTTTACCGTCCTTATTAGTAAATTCAATATACTTGTCAGTAAATTTAGCTTCTGGTAATTGTTCTTTTAGAAATTCAGAGTTAGTCCATCTAGTTTCTAAAGACTGTCTTGCAGATTTAACACCATTATCTAATGAATCCGATATGTATAGCATTCCATCTAATGAACCAAATCCATCTATGTGATGGAATATTGCTAAGTAGAGTGCTAAATACTCAAACATTAACGTAGTTTTAGCTAAACCACGGGCACATAAGTTAGCAATTTGCTCCTTTTTACTGACTAACTTATCTAACATAATTAAATGAACTACAGGATTAGGGGTATAATCCTCATCATCACCGGAATTAAACTCGTTAACTAACTTAATGAAGTTAACTACCTTTAGTGCAAAGATAGTTGGTTTATACTCACCATCATTTAGGTAAGCATAATCTACCGAATCTAACCAATCATCTACGGTATTGGGTCGAGTAGTAATGTATGCTTCATTCTGTTTAAGTAAACTACGTTTTTTACCAGCATTTAAGGTAGAACCTACAGCCGAAGCAATAGCACTTTCCTTACTCTGCATCAGAAATATTCTCATGGTCGATAATACGTAAACGTTGTTGTGATACTTCCCTAGTTTTACCACCATTATTAATCTGAGTGTATTGCCCTTGAGCCAATGCATTTAATGCATCTTGTAATGCTTGTACTGGGGAAGAACTACTAATACCAATGTTAGCTTGAACCTTAACTGTTTCTGTAGGTGGGGCTAGTTTATCCATTAAACTATCAGCAGCCTTTTGACGAACCATTGGGGAAATATCAGTATCTAACATAATATCTCTTTGGGTCATAATAGCTAACTGATAAATATCCGAGTACATAATAAACCCGGGTATTATTGATTGCTCTGCTACCATCTTAACTAATTTATTAGCTCTAAAGGCTGAGACATATGCAGATAAATCTTTGGCCTTAGTGCCTTTAGCTTTTAAACGTCTATATCGTTCAGGGAAAGTTAAAGCATAAGCTTCTTCATGACTATGATTCATTAGTGTGTAACTGACAAAAGCTACAGCATTAACATAATCAGAAAGTTTAAATTTTCCATTGTTCAATACACTAGAATAACTGATAACGTTTTGACGAATTGCTTGAGCTTTTTGTGGGTCTTCACAAATATCATTAATTTGATTTAACACAGCCTTAGTAGCATAGCGCTGCATACTATCAGGAAGTGATTCTTTTAATTCAATAATGTTCATACGTATATTTCCTTGTGACGTTTAGAAGTGTTTCGCTAATAATACTTCATTTTATATAAAATACTAAAGACTATTGCAAAATATTTTATATTGTACTATATTACTGTCTGTGCCAAGGATGGCGCTAGGTTAAGTTGATATGAGAAGCCCTGATTAATTTTAGGGCTTTTTTTTTATTTCTACCGTTCAGGTTCGCTACTACTATTCCGGCTCTGCCTCCATTCGTACCTTACCCTCACTAAACTAAATATAATTACAACTCATACACTTAGCCCTCCCTCTGAAAATTTTTCTTGTTTTCCCTCTTGACAGAGGTTATGCTCCTAAAACCTCCTAAACTCTAACTACATCCAAACAAAAAAAAACAAAGGTTAAATATATATATATATATATATATATATAATAAGTAAATTATATAGGTAATAGAAATTATGATAAGTAATGAAGAAAAAAGAATTAAATGGTTAGGTAATAACTTAGCTGAAGTAATGTCACTAGTAACTGATAAGAATCTTAAGGTAACTAAAGATAAAAAATTAACCATAGATACAGAACCAGTAATAATAGTAGAAATTGGTCAGTATATTTTTCTTGGTTCCTCTGGTAAATATGAAATAGAGGTTTAAATGAAAGGTAAAGATATAGCATTGTGTGTACTACTAATCCTCACTGTATTCAATACTTATGACAATTATCAACGTAATATCCACTTAAATAGCTTAGCTAATCCTAAAAATGAACCAGTAGTTATAGAGTACTGTACTTGGGATAGAGGTCACTACACTGTAGCAGTAAAACAGAATAACATAGTCATAGTTAAAAAGACTGTAGCTATGTTAGGTAAATCTATAGAGGGGTGTATATGAATAAATTTAAAGGTATTCATGACCTCGTTATAGGTAAGAAGTTAGGTAGTGGATTTTCTCGTGATGTTTATGAATGGGCTCCTGACAATACATCAGTAATTAAAGTAGCTAAGAGTTATAGAGGTATTGAAGCAAACGTCATTGAATTTAACACTTGGGAAACGTTAGAAAACAAGGGTTCGTTTTATGATAATGCACGTAAGTGGTTTGCCCCTTGTTTAGAGATTAGTAGGTGTGGTAAATACTTACGTATGTCTAAAACAGAACCTTTAAGACCTCATGAAGCACCTACTGTTATACCTAGTTTCATTACTGACCTTAAGATAGATAACATTGGCTGGTTAGATGGAAGAGTAGTATTTCATGATTACGGTATTCATCTGTTTATTGAAGACGCTATAAAATTGAAGAAAGCTAGAATAGTTACAAAAGAATTTTGGCTATAATAGTAACTTAACATTATTTAAACTATCAGTGAGGCACTTAAATGAAAGAAGTATATAAACATGAATTTAATTACTGGCAACAGTTAATAGCTATGTTAACTACCATGTGGAGAATTAATAAGGATTCTATTGATTTTAAATGGGGATACTTTGCTCCTAGATTTGGTTTAGAGTTACGACTAAATAGGGGTGGATACTTTGACCCATATTACGCTATTGCATTTTGCTTTATATGGGGGAAATTTCATATAAAATTACCATTTAAGACAAGTTTAGGTGAAGGTTGTGATCTACCAAAATATGGATTTACTGTATCTAGTAATACATTAATGTTGTATTGGGGTGGTAAATTTGATAACTCTATAGGTCAAACTAACTCAAGACTTAAATGTTGGGATTTGCCTTTTATTAGTTATGTATTTGAACACCACAAAGTATTAAATAAACAAGGTACTTGGGAAGATGGTACAGCATCTTATGATAATCAAAATATAAATAGAGAGTCATACCCTTATACTTATGTGCTTAAATCAGGTGAAATTCAACAAAGAACCGCAACATGTTTTGTAGAAGAAAGGCAGTGGCATAGGAAGTGGCTTCCTTGGGTTAAACTTGTAAAACCAACTATATCTATTGAATTTAGTAGCGAAGTAGGTGAACGTGTAGGTAGTTGGAAAGGTGGTGTAACAGGTTGTGGTTATGATTTACTACCAGATGAAACAATTGAAGAATGCTTAAAACGTATGGAATTAACCCGTAAATTTACTTAAAGAATTAGTCCTCAAGCTAAGTTAATGTACAAGGATGTACATCCCCAATTAAATATACTCTCCTAAATACTTTCAATTAATTCCCCAATCGAGCCAGTACAAGTTATAGTACTTACTTGGTACAAATCCACATGTATCCCTTCAATAGTCTCTCTACGTTAATCCTACGAAGCCTAGTAATACATTTGAGTGAAGTTTTCCGTATAGTTATGGTATTAAATTTTTAAATAGATTACTTGATATTTAGAATGAAGAATCAGTGTTCTACACTTAGAACCCATCAATTTCTTAAGTATCCCCCCCCCTATCTACACTCAAAGATTAAAACCCTAGCGGGTATTATGGCAATGAAGCCGTTAACTTAACTTAGAGGTATTATATATGGCACGTCCATCAGTAGCAGCAATCGGCAAAGCAGTTGTCTCTACAGCTAACATCATCGTTGATGTAGCAAATGTATTATCAACATCATCCAATGCATTAACTCACCTAGCTCAAGCAGGTTCAACCACTGCACAAGCATATGCAACAAACGTCAAGTTTCGCGCTAAAGCAGAAGAGTATGACTCACAAGAGGCAATCCTCGACGAAGTAGCATTATCAATCGCTAATCGTAAAGCAGACCTCCAAGTCCTATTCGACGAAGACAAAAACCTAGCATCAGCCTATACATCTCAACGTGAAGCTCTCAAAGCTCACATCGGTAACTAACTAATCAATACATACTAAGGGTAAGCAATTACCCTTTATGTATCTATCTACACTCCTACACATAAAACTAGAGATAGTGTTTATTAAGAGTACCTATTAAGTTTATATTCCCTAGCGGGAATGATGGAGTAGTTTACTACTACTAACTAACCTTAAATAATTAATCAAGTATCTAACCATTTAACTAAAGGATAGTCTTATGTCAATTACAATGACAGTAACAGTATGTTTAATAGTAATTATATCTACGCTATTTATAGCAGTAGTTACAGAGTTACTAGATAAACTAAGAACCAATAAACAAATCAAGTATGTAGTTTATATTGCTATACTAGTTATTGTATTTACTAATACCTTATTAGGATTAGTGTGGTTAGTTAATCACATTAAACATATTTCCGTATAGGTAAGTAGTATAGCTAGGTTAAAGATAGTGAATAGTAATGTATTTGATACATTTAGATAGTATTATTTACTACCTTAATTACCTATTTAATCTACCTAATTACCACTAATTAATTAATCATACCAAACCTAATGCTACAACGTACATTAATAGTACCTAAAGA